GATGTAACTGGTCATCAGGCAGCCTTAACAATAACAGAATCACAGATTAGTGATTTAGACCACTTAACAGCCGCAGAAGCAATATCAGCCGTTGAGGGCGAAAGCACACTTGATTTAACAGGTGATTTAACTATTCCATCAACTAAGAGTATTTCATCATCAACTACAGATGATGACTTAAACTTAACATCAAACGGCACTGGCAATGTTAACATAGATGACTTTGAAATCTCACATTACAGTCAATTTGGCGAAAACTTTGGCAAGATTAAAGCAACTGGAACAGACCAAAACTTATGCTTAGAAGCATCTAATGGCACTGGTTATTTTGTAGTCAAGTCACCGAATCAATACTTTGGTGCCGCATCTGGTGTTAAAATTACGAATGCCGCTGGGTCAGACACAACACTTAGTGGATTTGGTTATCAATCAGAAGCACTTAACATTACTGGTAACTTAACTGGTCCTGTAACGGGCAATGTAACTGGAGATTTAACTGGTGATGTAACGGGCGATGTAACTGGTGATGTAACAGGTGACTTAACTGGTGACTTAACAGCAGCCAAAACATACGCAAATACAATTATCTCAAACGCAGACAGCGTAACTATCCCTGGTGTAGCACAATGGGGTGGATTTAATATGTTTGATAACACTGGTGGTGTAGCATCAGCAACAAAAGATTCTGCTCAACAGGGTGGCGGTTATCCTTTCATTGGTGTGACACAAACAAACAATATCAATAACTCGCAACCACAAGCCCAGTATTTGATTAACCACATGGATTATGATATCTCTGGTGGTCTAGCAGGACACGGTGTTTCAATGAACTTTGCGGCTCAAGATGAAACGGGCAAGTTAATTGATATTGCGAAGAACTTATGTAAAATCCAATCATCATCAGTAGGTGGTTCATCAGGTAGTTCAACTGTAAACACTTGGGAAGGCGAATATACGCTTTCTGTAACAGGCAATAATGGTAGTAGCACAACAACTACAAACGCAATAACAACAAATAAAGATTTCACTCAACTTACACAAGAATTAAGAATATGTGATGTTCCTGGTAACTCAGGTAACACAGATTTAAGTGGATTGTATTTGACTTATGATGGCGCTCAAACGGGAACACCAACAGGACACATCTCTTTAAGAAACGATGACACAACAACAACAACAGAATTGATGGAGTTAGAAGAAGATAGAGTTTCACATCAAGTCATTCAGAAGATGCATAAAGCGTCAAGTGACCCGACTGGTGAAGAGGGAGATTTCTACTTTAATACGACAACTAAAAAGTTCAGAGGCTATAACGGCACAGCGTGGGTTAACTTCCATGGATAAGATTAAAGCAAAGAAAAAAGTTGTGATGATTGAAGCAAATCAAACAGAGATTGATGTTAAACAAAATACAGTGGATATTATGGCTATGAAAAATGATTTGACTGAAATTAAAACAAACCAAAAATTCATAGACGATGAATTAAGAAAGATAGACAAGAAAGTAGAAAAGATTGACGGCCGTCTGTGGGCTATAGGAATGCTTATCGTGGCTTCAGCAATCGCAAACTATTTTATGTAAACCTCTACCAGAGGGTAAAAACGGGAGAAGACTCATGAGTGAGGAAAAGAAAAAGAACGGACGACCGAAGAAGAAAATTGATAAAGAATTAGTTGAGAAATTAGCAACAATTCATTGTTCAGTGAAAGAGATAGCAGATATTGTAGGCTGTCATCCTGATACGATAAGAAACAGATTTTCTGATATTATTGCTAGAGGAAAAGCAAACGGTAAGATGTCATTAAGAAGAAAGCAAATGGAAGTTGCTTTATCAGGTCAACCAACAATGTTGATATGGCTAGGAAAGCAGTGGTTAGGACAAAGTGAAAGTCCTATGGATGACGACACGAATAAGATTTTGCCTTGGACAGATGACCTAGATGGCTCTGAATAAGGCGCAGAAAGAAATAGCGAAGTCTGATGCTAGATTTAGAGTTTTTGTAGCAGGTAGACGATGTGGTAAAACATTTTTTGCTATCAGAGAGATGGCAAGATTTGCTAGATTTCCAAATAAGAATATTTGGTATATCGCACCCACATACGCACAAGCGAAGAACATTGTATGGGAAGAACTTTGTAGTAGAATGAAAGAACTAGGATGGGCAAAGAAAATTAATCAAAATGAGTTATCAATTCGTTTGGTTAATAACAGTAAAATCAGTCTGAAAGGTTCAGATAGATTTGATACATTGCGTGGTTCTGGTGTAGATTTTTTAGTATTGGATGAATATGCAGATATGAGACGAGAAGCGTGGGAAGTAGTATTAAGACCAACATTGTCAGCACAGAACCCACCGGGTCATGCGTTGTTTTGTGGCACGCCTCGTGGATTTAATCATTTCAAAGACTTATACGATTACGGACAAAGAGATGACAAAGATTGGGAATCATTTCAGTTTACCACATTAGATGGTGGACAAGTTACAGAAGAAGAAGTTGAAAGAGCCAAAGAAGATATGGACACACGTCAGTTCCAGCAGGAATATATGGCTTTGTTTCAGAACTTCTCTGGAGTTATCTATTATAACTTCAGCAGAGAGAAACATATGAAGAAAAAAGAATTTGATGAGAATGGTAGAATATATATTGGTATGGACTTTAACATCGACCCGATGAGTGCATCAATCTGTCAAATCATCGACGGAGTATTACATCAATTTGATGAAATTAGTATGTATGGCTCAAACACAGAAGAATTATGCCAAGAGATTATGAATCGTTATAATCAGGCAATGGTAACAATATATCCTGACCCTGCTGGTAGACAACGCAAAACATCAGCAAACGGCAGAACAGATGTTACGATTCTACAGAAATATTTTAATGTAGAAGTAAAAAGAAAGCACGATGCGGTCAGAGACCGTATAAATGCAGTAAATAGTCTTATGGAGTCGGCAGATGGAACAATTAGATTTAGTATTGACCCTAAATGCACTAACTCAATGAGATGTTTAGAACGACAAATATATAAATCTGGAACAGCGATTCCAGATAAGGACGGTGGATTTGACCACCAAAACGATGCCTTAGGATACTTGGTATCGCATCTTTCTCCTATTAAGAGAGAAGTAAGAGAAACAGCGAGACCTAATCGTTTCACACATATGTAAGGAACAGCACTATGAATTATGATGAAATAACAAATAAACATAAATTATACAAAGCAAATGTATACCGTTGGCAGTATTACTACAACAGTTATTACGGTGGTAAAGATTACCAAAGCGGTCAATATCTACGCAAATATCTACAAGAAGAAAACGATGGACACAATGAATACGCAAAACGTCTTCATACGACTCCATTAGACAACCATTGTAGAAATGTAGTTGACACTTATTCAAGTTTCATTTGGCGTGGAACACCAAATAGAATGTTTGGCTCATTAAGTGAAAACCAAGCACTAACACAATTCTTAAATGATGCCGATTTAGAGGGACGTTCATTCGATGCTGTGATGCGTGATGCGACTACACTTGCAAATATCTATGGTCATGTGCTGTTGATTTTAGATAAACCAGCAAGTGAAGCCAACACACTAGCAGAAGAATTAGCAGATGGTATCAGGCCATACCTTTCAATTATCACACCAGAAAATGTTGTTGATTGGAAATGGGACAGACAAAGAAACGGTCGTTATGAATTAACAATGCTTAAAATTAAAGAATACGAAGATGATGAAAAATGTGTCTATCGTGTTTGGAATAGAGACATTGTTACAGTATATGAAGTAGAAACAGACAAAGATGACCATTATACGATTATAGAACAATATGATAACGCTATGGGTTTGATTCCAGCGACTTTCTTGTATGCACAACGCTCACACGAAAGAGGTATTGGTATCTCTCAAATAGCAGATGTATCAGATGTTCAGAAGTCAATATACAACGAACTATCAGAACTAGAACAAATTATAAGACTAGGAAATCATCCGACACTTGTGATGACTGAAGGTGTTGATGCATCAGCAGGAGCAGGTGCAGTTATTGTAATTGAAGACCAAGATGTTGACCCATCTTTAAAACCTTATCTATTACAACCAACAACATCGTCTATTGGTTCTATTCTACAAGCAATCGAAATGAAAGTTTCAATGATAGACCGTATGGCTCACCTATCTTCATTGCGTTCTACAACGACATCAACAGCATCAGGCGTTAGTCTAAAGATTGAAAGAGAATTACTTAATGTAAAACTTGCTCAAATGGCAGACAACCTAGAGAACACAGAAGAACATATTTGGAAATTATTTTCTAGTTTCTATGGTATTGAATTTGATGGTTCTATTGATTATGCAGATGATTTTGATATGAGAGATTCTTATACAGAATTAGATTTCTTACTTAAAGCCTCAGTTGCTCCAGTATCATCAGCGGCATATAAGACAGAGATTGCAAAACAACTTGCAAGAACTGTTGTTGAAGATGACACAGCGATTGATATTATTATTAAGCAAATTGAAGACGGGTCACAAGCACCAGAGTTTGGAGTAATTTTAGATGGCGACAGCGGAACAGATTCAGAAGCATAGTGAGATTATAGATGAGGTTCTGGATGGGTTCGATGATTATATGGATTCAGCCAGCAAGGTCTTAGAAAATCGAATTGCTCAACGAATACTAGAAACAAAAACAAAAGACGAACTCCTAGGATTAAGAGTTGTAATCAATGACGATTTCGAAGAACTCGTATCATTGAAAGTCCGTGAATACATTAAAGAATTCGACAAGATAGCAGTAGACACAACAAAGATGGTAGGTGATGAAATAACACCACTTGATAATCGTGTTGCTAGTGAACTCAAAGCACAAGCCTATCAATCAATCGATGAAAGCGTTAAAACAGGACGTGAGAACGTTAATACAGAAATAGTTATTGGTGCTATCGCTGGTATGACTGTTCAAGCAATCGCACAAAACAGTAGACACGCCATATCAGGATTATTCATTCAAACTAATGATTTACAAACAACACTACTCCAAAAGAAGTTAATTCGACTTCGTAAAGCCACAAACAGAAAAGAAGACGATATCGCAAAAGCCTATTCGGCTCTTAAAAAGAAGTTTGCTGGTGTTAATGTAGGCAGTTCATTAAACAACACAGTTAAATCCGGAATGCACGATAAAGTTATGGAATTCGATGCTACATTTATTAAACACCGTGCAGACCAAGCCGGCTTAACTAAATTCAAATATACAGGTTCATTAGTATCAGAAAGTAGAGATTTCTGTATTCGTAATGTAGGCAGAACATTCACAAAAGCAGAAGCACAAAGCAAATGGTCAAAAGAGAGTTGGACCGGTAAGAAAAGTGGTGACCCATTCGTTGTAAGAGGTGGACATAATTGTAGACACTTCTGGGTTCCTGTAGACTAGAGAGAGTATCATGGCATATAAGAAAAAACCAAAGAAGACTAAAAAGACGAAAAAGAAGAATACTAAATATTAGTATGCTATCTTAT